TCTGTGCTACAACATTTACCCAATTCAAAATTTTATCTACATAAGGTAAACCAAAATCGTATTTTTTGGTTAAAATCTCAGACTCTATCTCTTCATCATCGTGCATGTACCATTCCTGATCAAGTAAATAAAGATAATCACCCAAAACAGAACCCGCACCCATAGAGCTATCTTCCTGACTAAACGCAGGGATAAAGCAATTAGTATTGGGATATGTAATCGGTCCCACCCATTTCAGGGAGTCCACCTGTCTTATATCCAGCCAATACTGAATATTATTGTAAGGAGAGCCCGGGGTTGCAAAAGAAAGCCTGTAATATCCTGAAATAGCATCATAGCCAGCACAGGCAAGACGCCTCTGTGCGATTGGAATATCTTGTATTGCGGACCGGATAGGTGTTCCAATTGCTTGTATATCTCCACCTAATCTTAAAAGATAAACATCATTTTCTCCAAAAAAGATTAACCCAATAGATGTATTAATTATTGTTTTATATGCAACACATCCAATACTGCCTGAAACCTGACTTAAACTACCACCCTGAATATCTCCGTCTAAAATGTAAACCGAATGATTTTTAAAAATTGCTAATTGCCCCCTTAATCCCTGCGTGTCAGTTGAGACAGCAAGAATTCCCATTCCTGTAATCACATCTCCGTCATTATGTCCACAATAAAAAGTTAATACATCAGGTGAATTAAATATTGTAGGATCTAATGCATTAGACGGATAAACGGCGCTTGGTAGCGCTGGGTCACCAGCTACATATAATCGGTCTTTATAAACAATTAAAAATTTACCCTTTGGGATATTTGTCCCTGTTAAATCCGCCTTTGTAATTCCGTCTGTAGTAAACTGAATAGGTGCTGTGCCGTTAGAGATATAGCATTTATCTATCCAAGTAACAAAACTATATTCCTTTACCGATCCTAAGTCGGTCCCACCTGTTACTACCGAAAAGCTATTATTTGCATCATCTCCTACTAATATTTCATCGTTAGCGGGATAAGTTTTTTGTATAGCGACTAATAATTTTTTATTAGTCCCGCCCCAGTAGTAACGAATACCGTTCTGAAATCCTATTGCACCGTTTGTAGTCCAATCAACTGAATTATATTTTGTTGTTCCTTTTGTCTTCTCATACAGACCGATTGTATTAAGATACATATTCTTGCAATAGACAAATACATTATCAGGTAGAACAGTCTGATTTAAGAAAAGGTTAATTCCCTCAAATTGCTGAACTGCATACGGATTTTCTTTCCTCATACAGCAACACCTGTAATCTCAAGGTTGAAATATCTTTTTTTGTAATCTTCTATTTTTTGTGTATCCCATTTTAAAGTATCAAATTCTGCCTGCCATCCATCCCGAACTTGTTGCATTATTGTTTTATAATTATCCAAAGCAATTCCTTTTTTGAGGCAATCAGCACAGATAGCAACAGTCATAATTGTTCCGTTAGATAACCTAAACTTTAATATTCTGTAATTAGGCAATAATTTACCCTCTTTAATCATCATAGTTTTACAATTAAGGCATTCCCCTACTTTCATATATTCCCCACCGTTTTCTTAAAAAATCTTGAATCTAACGGAATGAATGTTCGTGAAAATTGACTTAATCTTGGACTCCGTTTAAAATTATTATTCATTTGAGTAAGAACCTGTAATGCTTGCATATATCTTTCGTCATCAAGATACTTTAATGCCTCGCAATATACTGCCTGAACTAAAATTCTTGCCAATATAAAAGCAGGTGTTTCACTATCAGAAGTTAATGCAGTCGGTAAATATAAATATCTAAAATCATAGGTATATGCTGTATCTGGCGATGGATAAAATATTATTTTCTTGGTCTCATTATCAATTGTGTAATACTGAGGTGTCCCTTCTGATGTAGTTGATTTAGTTAAAGAGTCATATTCAGGTAATGGGAGATAAATAAGCGGAGATTGAGAATTCCCAACTGTAATCCGCATATTGAGTTGATATAAAAAATCAGTAGGGAGGGCATAACTTGCCTGATTGGTTGAAAAATTACTATTTTTCTCTATAAACACCCATGTATAAAGCGAATACAATTCTTCAAGAATATAATTTAACCAGCTCTGAGCCCTGGTAGTAATTTGTGTATTTCCTGCAAGGTTTAACGCCTCAGTTATTATTTCCCCTCTCGTCAATTTTTTCTCCCTTAATTTTACTATTCAATTTTAATTCATTATTATGAATCATTTGCATTCTTGTTGCCCCGCCTATTTTTAGCAATTCATATACAATTTCATCTTCTGTTGCCCCAACTGGTAAATTTGTTGAAATAGTTACTACCTCTCCATTTAAATCAGTAGTTTTTGAAAGTTGAAGAAAGTATCCTACTTCTTTTTTAGTCTTAGTGGTTAGTTCATTTGACTTAAACATATTAAATATCTTATTCAAAATCTTCACCTGATTGCTCCCAACTCTATTGATTGCCCATTATTTTTATGGAGTTTTAACTCGTTTTCATTATACTTTGACTCCATAAACCTGATGGTTTCAGCCAACCCCTGAGAAACACGATGTAAGCCGGGTAATAATCTTTCACCATTTATTAGTATTCCTGTCGGGATTGTAATCATAACAGATACCTCATCTGAGAGGGATAAAGGCTTATCGTTGGATTTAGTTGAATTGACTTTAGATTCAGACACGCCTGCCTGTGCTTCGACCTGTGCAGAAGGGTCAGGTATTTTTGCCTTCCCTATAACCTCATCTAATTCTTTGGCTAAAACTTCTTTTGTCAGGTTTGGGGGTAGTGCCTGAATTGTTTGTATTTTCTTGGGTCTGCCCGCTTTCTTTTTCACCTGATTCAAAACCTTTGTTTTTTTCTTTTCTTCCTTTTCCATTCTTCTTCTCCTCCTGTCTGCTTGCCTACCTGAGCGAGAACACTTGTGGATTCAGGCAGTCAGGCAATTGCATAAGCAGGTATAATTCCATAAACTTTAAAAAGGGGAAGAGGGAAAATCTTCCTGGATATACCCTCTTCCTTATTTAATTTCAATAACCGGAAGCAGATTCTACTCTCGCCAAGTAGTCTTGGTTCAAGATAACCGTTTTAAACGCTGCTTTCCATGATACTTTCCGTCTTGAGCCTGTTGGGTTACTATCTGACACTTCATTTGCAGGTGTTATGAGCACTTTAAAGTTGCTCATACCAACCAAATCAACAACTGCAAAAGATTCTTTTCCAATCAGATATGATATATGAACTGTAACCCCAGATGGCGGAGTCGCTTGTGGTTGATTACCAGAGGCTGGAATCGCTGTCACAGTATAGACAGAACTTGCCGCCTTCTGCGAAGCAATCAAATACCAAGGTCCACCATCAACAGCAGAACCATACAGGTTATAGACATAGGTTGCAGTAGCGTTAAATGTAACATCTATAGCTGTTTTCCCTGCGCCAGTTGCCTGTATTTTTTGTGCTGATATAGCCTCTATCATTCCAGTTGACGCATTCACACCTTCTACCTTGAAATAATAGTTGGTTGAGGCTGTTAAACTACCAGCGGTGGCAGAGTCAGCGTATGTTGCATCTGCAAGCAGAGATAATTCAGGAATGAAATTTGACCTTACAAATCTACATCCCCCAAATCGTCCTATTTCTTCGTTCAATAGAGGCTCAATATCTTTATATTGGATAGCACTCTCAATGCTATCAATAATGTCTGCTTCTACTCCAGGATCCACTACCATTATGTAATTTTTCCCATCCCATGCCTTTGCTCCATTTTTGCGGTGTGTCTTCACGATTTTTCTAATTGTGGTTTTTGTCAATTTATCAGTTCCTGCCAATGCTCCACGAGAGGCAACAGAGCCCGGAAAGATAATATTTGTTCCACCAATCAGTGTGTTCTGAATTTCCCTATCTATCAATTCACCAGACTGTATGCCCAACAAATTCAAAGTCTTCTGCAAGATAGGATGAGCAATTGTTAACATCCCTACATCTGTCAGAGTCACTGTTGCTTTCCAAATATCAACAACAGCAGTTACAGTGCTAACTGATAACTTTTGTGGAGTTGGGTCAATATCTTCCTCTGATGGGCTGAGTGGTAAATCCAGCCGATTGTATCTGGTAAACTGCACAGTTTTTGAATTCTGTGAAGGCAAAGGTTCTGATTGAGCAAATTGTTTAAAAACAGTTTGCTTTTCTGCAATCTCAAGCGTTCTTTTAATGATATACGCAGAGACTGCGTCTGATGATACGTCTGCATATTTTGTTACTCCTGTAGCCATAAAATCCTCCTTAATTCATTTTAATTCATTTTAATTCATCTTTAAAATTTTGTGTCCTTCAACATTTTTTCCAATTCATTAGTTGACATATTATTTATGTCTTTTTGGGGAACGGAGGTATGTGTTCCCATTGTTTCAGTTTGCCCACTTTTGTTTATATTTTCAAGCGAGCGCTTAGATTCATTAGATTGTTTCTGTAATAAAGATTCCCTCTCAAGGGCTTTTTTCCCAGCAAGATAAATGGCAATATCCTTTCTTGAAAGCATCAGACCATTCTGCGCATATTGTCTCCGTAATTGTTCAACCTCATCCATCATTTCGGGAGTTAAAGACATTTGTTTGTCATTAACTAAATTCAACCGGTCAATTTCGTCATAAAGAACCCCAAGCGCCTGTTTATAGGGTTGAGTCATTTTTTCAATATAAGGTTGCAGAAAATTTTGCACTTCCTGCTCTTTGGGATCCATTCCCTTCTCTTGCACTTTTTGGTAAGCTGCTTGTTCTAACAGAGCAATCCTCTGCTTTAACTCATTTTTTTCCTTAATGAGTTCCTGAAATCTCGGGTTTTTATGGAACGGCTCAGCCTTCCCTCCTGCCTGTGCTTCGGCTGATACAGCAGGCGGGTTATTTGGTGTTCCACCCTCTGCTTCTTGTGATTCGGCTGCAGACTGGGATTCATTTGCATTCCCTACAGTCTCATCACTTACCCCTGATTGGTCTGGTATAGACGAGTTACCAGCTACTTTAGCGTCATCTGAATCTAACTGCATAACTACCTCCTATAAAATTATGTTAATACGCTTCCTTGAGGGAACGACTCTCCTAACTTTACGCCGTTAGGTAGCGAGAAAGTTGTATTTACATTATTTACTTTATTTTGTTTATTGTCAATCTCTTTTTCTTTTAGCAACATTTGCAACCAAATCTTTGGTCTATTTGCAATATCTCGTATGACTCGTAGTTCACTTCTCCATCTGACTAATTCATCATTATTGCAGGTGAGGATTTTATTTAAAACTAATCCCTCTGCGTCTTTTAAAAGTGATTGAAATGTTTGCCAATGAGAAGAATTAACAAATTCATCCAGAGTGGCTATTTTTTCTTCCAGACTCATTTTTTTTAAATCGGTATTCATTTTTTTACACCTTAGCGTTTGCGTATTTTTTCTCAAATTCTTTTGTGCTAATATTGCTAATATTGCTAATATTTGCCTTTTTTTTACCCTTCTTACTCATTTCAGCCATTTTCTTTGCTCCATATTTCTTTCGTCCTATCCAGGCAGCAAGTGCTCCTGGAGTCCTGGCTCCTTTCTTTTTTAATACTTTTGTCATGTGCATAAATCTTTCGCCTGAACCAGCGGGGTGTTTGGCCATAACCTTCTCGTGTTCTTCCTTCATTTTGGTTGACATCTTCTTTTTCTTCATCTTTAAAACCTCCTTAAATTAACCTTCTTAAATTCTTTCCATTCTGCTCCCCATAGATGGATATAATCTTGCTCTTTTAAGAGCGTTGCCTATATTTTCCATTGTATCAACTTCTTCTGTAACTTGTGGCATTTCTTGTGGTGGAATACCAACTGCATTAGATGGATTAGCTGCATTAGCTGCATTAGCTGCATTAGCTGGATTAACAATCTGAGCAGCTGGGTTAGCTGGGTTAGCTAGGTTAGGTATATTAGGTGAAACAATCTCTTTAAACACCCTATCTCCATCTTTAAATCCCAATCCTTCTCCCCAAATCTTTTTAAGTATATAAACTAAATCAACCTGAACATTGGGAGGCAAAGGAATTCTTGATATAAGGTTTAAAAAGTTAATCAGTTGTTGCACCCTAACTGATTGATTCTGACTATGTATTGTTCCGAGCCATTGAAATAAATAATTTCCGACTATATCTTCTTTGGTTACTTTTCTCCATTCTGTACCAAATGGCACAAGTTCTTCATTTAAAAATTGCCAATTTAAATTATACATTATTTCTATAAATCGTTCAAAAACAGTAGATTCTATATCTTCTGATATATCTTTTAATAAAGCCATGCTATTCCCTTGTAGTGTAAATGTTCCAGTTGCAGTTTTAGGAGCAGCTGTTCCTTGCAGAATAGGAGGAGCACCTGAAAAATCCTGAATTAAAGAATAGATTTGAGAAATAGCCATCCCTGCAACTGACATTAGCTCTACTGGCATTCTCACAAAATCTACTGCCTGTGGGGGGCCAAGCCATTGTGCTCCGGGTAAAACCGTAAATGAATCCAAATCCTGTATCAACGCAGGATCCACTATTGCAATCGGATTTAATATATATGTTCCACAATCCATTGCCTGGTTGGTTTTATCATTTAATTCATATTGTAAATATTGAATAGCCTCTGTCAACGAGTGTCCATAAAATTGTCCAGTAGATTCCATAAATTTTGCTGCAAGATAAGGTGGTTTTTTAAAGACAAAAGGATTTTCTTGAAGTCTCAATACAACAGCATCTGAGGCGGTTTCATCAGTAACAGCCAAAACAGTCAGGCAATCTTCTAATTTGCCATCCCCATTAATATCGTATTTGTGCCAACATTCAATTAAATGACAGACCAACATTTTTGAATCAAATGGGGCGGTAATACCCAGATTGCTTAGTTCTAATTGTCTCTGAACATTACTTTCCGTTTGGACTGTCATATTTTTTATCCTATCTACATCATAATAAACACCAGCGGTTTCCTTAGCTTTTATACTCCAAAAATCAGTATAAATATCTTCAAAAACAAGGAATGCGTCTTCTATGTCCTGAACTGTTTCAGGATAGATATACCAATTCAACAAATTAACAGGTTGAAAAGTAGGGGCATTATAAGTATCTATTTCCTTATTTTCAATAGTAATAACATTTTTCCCGGCAAAAAATAAATCATCTTTCCTGGCGGTCAAAATATTTTTATAAGCATGCTTCCAAACTGTTTTAGCCACTCCAGTTCCAAATGTTACCACCGACCGAAAGAAAGGTTTTGCTTGTCTCCTTAATCTGATTTTATTTGCCAATTGATAACTCAATAAATTCTTTAGCGGTTCAACAACTTTATCTGAATTCATATCTGTTTTTGTGGAATTAGATAAATTAGGCATACCTGCCTGATCAAGAAGGCCCGCCTGCACAGTGGAATTAGATGAATTAGGTACCTTGCCTATATTTCTTGGACTGATAAGGATTAAATCTTCGGTTGGAAACAAGTTGTTCATTAGCACAGAAACAATAGTTTCAATTGCTTTCCGTCCTGCAGGCTGATAAAGATTAGCCCTACCATAATATCCTTTCCTATCATCTGAAACTAATTGCCAAATATTAAGATATTCGCTAAATTTCTGGTTCATTCCTTGTCTATTCTGCCGAGTAGTGAGTATCAATTGGGACAACATCTCTTTGACCTCATCGGTCTTTTTCTTATCATCTGCGAAATTTTTATATTCAGTAATCAACATAAATTCACACTAAATAACTCTGCTATCATAGAACATCAGTCAACAACATGTAATAATCTGTCCCATTCAGGATTATTTTCACCTTGTGAGTTGATGCAACTCCTGAAGCTACTACAGGAGTCTGATTTATACCTATATAGCCGTCTTTATCAATATATGCCCTTTCGGTTGTCTTAACATCAGAAAAGAAGGACGCAATCTTTGCACCAGCTGTTACAAGGGCATTTGAACTGGTGAAACTAATTGCAATTGCATTTGCTCCATCTGGAATTGACCCTCTTAAAGTAACGTCAACGGCTGAACGAGCAACAAAATCATTGCAATAAATAACTGACATGCCAAATATAGCATTTCCTACTAAACTGCCGTTCCCTCGCCAATAATTATTTGCGTCCTTGTATATAAAGTATCCATT